GAGGGCTTGCCGACCCATTACGGGCGGACTCTTCGCGGTGACTCAACCCCGTTGCAAGCGGGGCGGGCGAAAGATGCCGCAGAGACCGCGGCCGTGTCAACCTGGCGCCGCTACTTCCCCGCGTTGCCGAGCGAAGGATCGCCGGCCATCCGCAGTCCGAGCCCCGAGACCTCGTCGGGCTGCCAGGACTCGTCGCCTTCATCCATGAGGTTCCGGCAGTCGAGGTTGGGCGGGATGCCGTCGCCCTTGCCCTGCATGACGGCGCCGCCGCCGAACAGCGAGCCGAAGTTGCCGGGGCCCTCGTGCGCGCCAGCGACGTAGCCGGGGGAAGCCGCAGCCGTCGCCGGCATCGGGCCGGGCGTAGAGCTGGTGCTCATGTTCGATTCGTCGGCGCCAGGCACTCCACTCGGCGACTTCGCCGCGGCCGACGCTCCGGGGTTGAGGCCTTCGTCGCCCTTCGATTCGGTCGGGGTCGTCATGGGTCCCTGTCTATCATTCGGCTCGCCCCGTTGGCTCGGGGCGGGCCGTTTTCTTCGCGCACACTACGCCGCTTCCTGGGCTTCGTCGAACAGATCCGTGAGAACTGGAGAGAAAAAACAGGAACAAAGCGGATGCACCTCGCCTGGGAGATCGCCGTCCAGACCATCGTCAAGAGAGAAGGTCCGCCCTTGCTTACTCTCGCACTCTTCGCATGTCCGGTTGTCGCCACGCGTTTCCCAGACGCCCTCGGTGATTCCCAGATCCGTCATCCGCTTGGCGTTGAGCTGCCCGAACAGCTTGCCCACTTGGTCTCGAGCGATCCGCGCCGCGTTGGTCTTCGAGACGCCGGTCCGCTCCATGAGGTCGTCTCGGAGCGTCTCCCAGCGAGCGCCCGAGTGGACGCCCTCGACGAGCTGGTCCTCGATCTCGCCGAAGAAGCGCGTCCTCACCGTCTTGATCAACCGGACGTTCTCCTCGACCCAATGGGCGACGTGGGGTTCTAGGTTCGGCTCGGCCGCCACCACGTCAAGCCCGATGGCGGCCCGCATCTGTGCGATCGCGTGGAGGCGCGAGGCACCCCGGATGTCCTCGGCGACCGGCTGCACCACGCGGGCAGCGTGACGCGCGCTCCACTTCCGCCCGACTTCTTGCGCGGCATCGTCCACCGCTTCGTGGATCGTCCGGTCCTTCGCGTCGTGGCGGGCGGCCGACTCCTCGAGCCAACGGCCGAGCTGCGGCAGGACGTGACGCTCGACGGCGAACTGCTCGTCACGCACCAGGTCGGTGAGGGCCCGGTAGTAGGCAACGGCGATGCGGTCGCGATGCACGGGGCGCGGCATCCTGCGGGCGAGCGGCCGGCGCAGCTTTCGATGCCGCAGCCAGGCAACGATGTCGCGGCGGGTCACGGCTTGGGAGGCGGAACCACGCCCGGCCTCGGCACGGGAAGAACGCCTGGGGGAGGCTGGCCAATCGGGCCGGGCGCCGGTTCCTTCTGTTCCTTCACCTCGATGGCCTCGACCATTTCGCGGGCCGCCGTTTCGTCGATGCTGGGGAACGCCACGCGCAAGAGATGCACCGCGGACTTCGGCGCAATCGAGGCGTCCCGGACCTTCGAGAGGATGTCCACCAAGGCCGAGATTTGGCCCCCGTTCATCGCCGACTCTTGAGGCGTGGCCCTGGTGCCCGCGCCCTTCGCGACCGGCGTAGGTGCCGGCGCTCCGGGTTCGGGTGCGGCGCCCGCGATCGCCTCGCGGCCCTCGGTCTCCTCGGCGTTGAGCTGCGTCTCGACCTGCCAGGTGTCGCCGCCGAATCGACTCTGCCGCACTTCGTCCGGATGGACCGCGCCGATGTCCACCGCATACAGCTTGTCGGCCTGCGCCATCGTCAGGCGAGCGTCGGCCAACTCCTTCTCGGACGGAGTGCCCAGCGGCTTGAAGACGATCGACCAGGGCGTCTTCGGCGTGACCCCGCCGGTCGGCCCTTTCTTCGCCCTGAAGCCGAGCGCAACGAGCCGGCGGATCTGCCGCGCCATCCGCCGTTCCTGAAGGCCCCGGACGTGCGCGTGCCAGTTGTCGGTGTCGTGCTCGCCGGTCGCGTTCATGCCGGCGGGGCTGATGCCCATGAGCTTCGTCACGGGCATGTCGAAGGCCGCGGCGAGGAGCGTGCAGAACTCGCGGAGGATCTCACCGACGCCCGTCAGCGACGTGACCTCTCGCTTGAACACCTCTGCGCCCGCGCCCGTCCCTACGTCGCCGCCATCGAGCGGAAGCCAGCGACTCACGCTGCGGGTGCGGTCGAGCAGCGCCATGCGGGCCAGGATCTTCTCGCCGCCATCCTGCGCCAGGCTCTCGAGGAGCCCCGGCACCGCGAGGGTCGCCTGGGCGAAGTCGGTCAGGAGGTTCGCCACCGAAGCCCAGCCGATCCCGAAGTCCCGCAGGATGTCGTGGGCCCGGACGAAGACCGAGTCGCCCCAGCCCCAATTTTCCTGGAGCTGCCGGCGCTCGACGACGATGCCTTGGAACCGCAAGATCCGGGAAGCGTGGATCTCCGGAAGCTGCGCCCACGAGTAGCGCGGGCGGCCCGCCTCGGGCAGAGCGTTGGCGCCGAAGTTGATAATGTCCATGCCGTTGATGGCGAAGAGGAAGCGCGGCACCACCCGGTAGGCCGCGGGGAGCCCCGGCTCGGGGCCCAACAGGTCGGCGTGGTAGGCGACGGCCTGGAGCTCGCGGGCAGCGTAGGGCGTCAGGAAGTCGATGGTGTCGATCGCGTTCTCGTCGAGCGGCTGCATCATCGCCCCGACGTTCCGAACCTGACCCTGGTTGATGCCGAGCACCAGGCCGGCGCCGCCCACGGCCGCCTGACGCTGGAGAGCCCAACGGAAGTGGTCCGCGGCGTCGATCTCCTGGAGCCAGTGGTCCACGTCCTCGCCCATCTGCTTCTCATCCTTGACCTGGACCGTCATCCACTCGCGCGTCATGTCGGCCGCGGGCTTGTCCACCACCTTGGCGGCGAAGACGTTGCCCCGGTAGAGCTCGATGCACTCCTCGAAGGTCAGGCGGTGCGCCTGGCCCGAGTGAAAGCTGGTGCGCTTGTCTTGCTGGGTCCCCAGGCCCGTCAGCACCGACTCCCAGCCGTCGAGCCGGCGGAGCATCTGGGCTCGGTCGATGCGGGCCGAGGAGAGGGCGTCTTCGTGCCGGTCGGCGCGGGCCGCGCTGCCGTTTCGCTTGGCGGGCTGTCTCATCGACCCTGAACCCTATCAGAGCGACAGGCCCGGAGCGTCTGCCGGGAGATTCGAGAGCCGCTCGTAACGGCGGAACTCACGGCGAGTTGCGGCCTGCGCGCGCTGCCGGCCGAAGAACTGCGAGCGCTGCCCGGCCGCCCACAACAGCACGAGCCGCAGAAGCCCCTGGAGCCGGAGACCACGCCGGATGCCGCGGCCCTGCCGGCACCTCGCGGGATCGCAGGCAGCGAATCCAGACCATCGGCGCCCGAAACCAGCCGCCCGGATCCGGAACTCCTGGCGAGCGATGCAGGCCCGCTCCGGCAAGATGCAGGCGAAGGCCTCGCATCGGAACAGCTCGCCGCCCGGCGTCTCCGACATGCTCCCTCCGTCTCACATGGCCGTAAGGGCGGTCAAGCGCTCCAGCCCCGTCCGTCTCGACCATCGAAGCAACATCTGGGATTGCTGGTCCACCGCATCGTTGAAGTTGGCGAGCGGAAAGCCATCGTGCTCCGCGATGTAGTCGTCGCGTTTCAGGAACTCCTTACTTCGGTAATGGGCCGCGTGGAGGGGGATGAAGATGTTGCCGGCCTCGATCTGCGGCGAAGTCGCAGCCGCGCGAGCTTCCTTCCCCCCCTCGGGGTCCACCGCGACGATTCCCGGGATCTTTGAGCGCAACGTGTCGATGACGGCGGAGCCATTGGCCTTGTCTTCGATGAGCTTCGCCGTCGCCTTCGGATGCCGCTTGGCTTGGGTCGAGAATCGGGCGACCGTCTCGGTAAAGGTCATTCGATCCCACTCCAGCTCGAGCAGGAACTTATCGGCGCCCCTCCGACCCCACGCCCCGCCGGCCACCCGCTTCGAGGTCTTCGTGTCCTTGAAGGCGCAGTCCCACGAGAGTGCCTGCGCATCGAACTTGTCGGGGAGAATGACCGTGCGATCTTGAAAGCCCGGGACATCCTCCTCGTTCGCCTTGCGCCAGAACCGCCACCACGACCCCTTGAACATCCCGCCCTCGGCCGGCATCGGGCGCTGTTGGTATTGAGCCGCATAGCCCGCGCTCCCCTTCGTGCGCTTCTCGTCGTCGAGGACCTCCTTTGGAAGCCGCACGGGATCGAGTAGCTCGCCCTCTTCGCTCCGCCAATCGGTCCAGCCGATGCGCGAATGGCTCTCGCGCGTCTTCTCGAATTCGGCCGGCAGACAGAGGTGCTCCACCTCGGGGTCCGACTGCGCCAGGATGTGGCCCGGCAGATCGCCCTCGTGGGTTCGTTGAGCGATGACGACCCAGGTCTTCCGCGCCATGTCAACGAAGCGATTGCTCATCGTCTGGGTCCACCAGCGGATGACTTTCGCGCGCTCGACCTCGCTGTAGGCGTTCTCCACGCTCGTCGCGTCGTCCACGATGATGCGGTGACCGCGGTGGCCGGTCGCGCCACCCCCGACCGTCGTCGAGAGCCGGAACCCCCCCATCGTGTTCTTGAAGTACCCCTTGGCATCTTGGTCGGCCGTGAAGCTCCAGGAGGGCGAGAAGGTCTTTCGGTACCACTCGCTTTTCACGAGGTCGCGGTGCTTCACGGCGTCGCGAAGCGAGAGCAGGTCGTTGTAGGTGGCGGCGATGTAGCTGAGCTCCGGTCGCTGCGCCCATTCCCACGCAGGCCAGAAGACCGAGATCGCCAGCGACTTCATCTCGCCCGGCGGCACGCTGATGACGAGCTTTCGGATCTGCCCGCGCGTCACCGCCTCGAGGTGCTCGGCGTAGGCGTCGAGGTGTCGGTTCCACTGGAGCACCGTCGCGGGCTCGAGGACGTGCCAGGCATCGTGGATGAAGGCGCCGAGGGACGATGACGCCTTCTTACGCTGGAGCCCCGCCGCCCGACTGGCCTGGACGGCCCGGAGCATTTCCCTCGTTGGCAGTGGGTACGGCCGGAAGAATTGAATCGAGCTGGCGGAGCTGTTCATCGGTCAGGCTCTCTAGCACGCGCATCGTAGTATCGACCTTCAGCGCGCCCCCAGCGCCATCGGTGAGCCGCAACGTCCGCGGCTGGAGCGTCCCCTCGATTTCCGCCAGCAGCTTCTCGGCCCGAATGTTCGAGTCGAGCTCTCCCTTCTCGGCCGCGCGACGAATCAGCGACCGGATGCGCGCGACGGCATCGAGCCGGTTGGCCTCGAGCGTTTCGATGCCGGCGGCTCGGATCGCCTCACGGGCTCGGGCGATGTACTTGTCGGCCGCCTCGTGCTGGACGCCAAAGCGCTCACGGCAAATCTTCCGGATCGAGTAGGAGCCGACGCACCGAAGCAGCAACTCCTCGACGATGGCGACCCGTTCGGCAATCACCGCGCGCTTGACCGGGTTCTTGTGTTTGAGGGGTCGGCGGCCCGCCTTTGTGCCCGTCTTCATCGCGTCTCGATGCTACTTCGCGGGCGCGCGCTTGGCAGACTTGCCGGTGAACTTCTCCCATCTCGCCACCGCCACGTCCACGTAGACCGGCTCCAGCTCCATCGCGAAGCAGCGCCGACTGAGTTGCTCCGCCGCGATGATCTGCGAACCGCTGCCACTGAATGGCTCGAAGCAAATTCCACCATTCGAGAGATGCTTCTGCATGGG